GTGTTTCATCCATATCGGCCTTCAATTCATTGTACGCCAACATTTGATGCAACTTGACATCCTTCAACTCCGTGGGTACAATGATGGTTTTTGTTTCAATCATATACCCATAAAACGCCAAAAATGGCGATTGTTTATACTAACCTTTCATGTAGGATGGTGTGAACCTGGGCGTGATACCTTTGCATCTCCTTATCGGTTATTAAAATATCCGTAAACTCCCGAACCGATGAAATGATGGTGGAATGGTCAAGGTGTGAAATGTTGCCAATCTCCATGAATGTCATGTTCAATCTTTTTCGGCAAATGTGGTTGAACATATGTCGGGCATACATTGGTTTGCGCTTCCTTGACTTGGTGATGATTTGGTCGGGTGTCATGTCCATTACTTCACAAATAACCCGTAACACTTCACCCCATGTGGTGTAATTATTGTTGATGTCGGTTTTGGGTTGCACAATCTCCCGTTTCAACATTTTAATTTCACGATCGTGTTGCATCTTGTTTTCAACCACCAACAATCGCAGTCGTTTTATTTCTTGTTTGAGGTTGTGTATTTCTTGGTATCTTGTTGTCATTTCGTTTCTTGAATTGCTTTGAATATCTCGTATGCTACTTGTGGCACAATGGCGTTCCCGTATGCTTTTATGGATTCGTTCCTCCACTTTGAAAAGGTAATTCCGTCCAATTCGGTGGGAAGCCCATCATTTCCGCCACAAATCGGGGATTGAGTTGGGAATTGCTTCCACCCGCTACGCAAATGCTCAATTCGTTTATTTTGTGTTGTTGACTTGGACTGTTCTCCTTTTGCTTGGCATCTTGACAAGTCGGTGTTGGTAGCATCCCCATTGCTGCCATTTGCTTTAATGGGTTTTGAAGATTGACTCCTTGGTCTGCGTATTTCTTTTTGTCCTTTATCCATTTCTCCTCTGACCGCGGAGTGTTGTAATCGTATAGGCATGGTGTTGGTAGCAACGAACCATACCCTATCTCGTCCGTGTGGGGCATTGACCGCCGCCGCAGGTATAACCACGGCCTGGACTTCGTACCCCGCAGATTCCAAGTCAGAATGCACCTCGTCGAATACCATCCCTCCATTCCAATTAAGCAACCCAAAAACATTTTCCCCCACGATGTACTTTGGTTTAATCTCTTGTATTGCTCGTAACATCTCTGGCCATAAATGGCGTTCATCTTCTTTGCCTTTGCGTTGCCCTGCCTGGGAGTATGGTTGGCATGGGAATCCTCCTGTGAGAATGTCAATTTTGTTTGCATATTTTGTAAAATCCGTTTTTGTTATGTCATCAAATGATTCTGCATTCGGCCAATAATGGTGTAATACTTTTTTACCGAATTCGTTCCACTCACAATGGAAAACATTTTCCCATCCCATCCATTCGGATGCCAAGTCAAACCCCCCAATTCCTGAAAATAAACTTCCGTGTCTCATATTTGTCTTTGCAAATATACAAATCCACACGAAATAAACAATAATTATTTATCTAATATCGTATTGGCCGTACGATGATTTGATTCCAAGTGCCATCATTTCAAAGTAGCGTAGCGCATCGCAAAGGTGGTCAATGCCCGTTGGTGTGTTCATTGTACGCCCTTGGGCATCAGTATCCCAACAATAGTTGCGTAGTTCTTTAATTAGGTTTGTGGATGTGGATGTCACCAAATACGATTGTGATTGCATGATTTGGATTCCGTAGTTGATGGAATCCTTTCCTTTGGTTACGCCCTTGATTCTGATGCCGTATCTGCGTATTTCATCAATTGATTTTGGTTCTGCGCTATCCGCATACACTGGCACAAAGTTGGGCAATGCCTTTGCAATGTCCGAATTAAGCATCCCCGTGCGATATGCGACCTCGTCAACGATTCGTTGGCCATTGTACTCATATACGGCCACAATTGCCGTAGGGTCGTTTGTATAACCGAAATCGACCCCACAACCAAGTAACCTTGCATCCTCGGGAATCTTATCAATGGTTTGCCAATTGGAAAAGATAACCCCTTGAAGGTTTCCAATCTCACCAAGCCCATATACTTTCCACCAATTACGCCAATAGTTGCTTGTTTCTGCCCTATCCCGTGCCTTTTCAATTTCTGCCACAATGGATTTATCCAACGCTTCGTTGTCTTTGTAGGTCAGTACAATCATTTCCGCATCAGGGTCGTTTACCAATTCGCTATCCACCCAAAATTCCGCCACGGGGTTGTAATCCAAGTATATGAATTTACGGGTACGGATTGCCATTTGGTAGTATGATTCCCAATCTATGTTGTTGCACTCATTCACGAATAACACATCACGCCTTGCACCCCTCAACTTTTGTGGTTGGTCTGCGGAAAAGAATTCAATGTAACTATCGTTGCTGAATGAATAAGTCCATGAAGATTTGTTCCATTTCAACGGATCAAACATCCCGACCATTTCCATGATTTTAAGGAAGTCACGAATAGCACCCCTCCGTAGGTGGGGGATGGTTTCCGATACGATGCTGATTTCTACCTTTGGGTTTTTAACCGCGTAATCAATTAGCAAGGGGATAATTGAAAAGGTTTTTGAACTACTTGTTCCACCCCTTACAATCCTAACCCGTTTGCGTAACCGACTAATCTTGACCTGGGCTGTTGTTTTCTGCAACATCTATATCAATACCATTGAAAATGGGTTTTTCTTTTTCCTCCAACACATTGTGGCTCATGGATAGTTTGCGGAGTTCTTCTTCGCTACTTATCAATTTCATTAACGCCAATTGCAATGTGGGTTGCTCACTCAAATACCATTTGGATCGCATAGATACTTTGATGTTGGTTTTGATTTCCAACAACGCCTCTTTTATGCTTTCCGATTTTTCCAAGCCCAGGTGGTAAAATGTGCTACTTGTACATGGTAAATATGCAATTACATCTTGAATAAAAAACAATTTGTGTTTCTTTATTGCGGCGATGGCCGTTGCTTCTAATTCGTTTCTATCGTATGCCATTATTCATCGGGGGTTAGGGGTATTGGCATCCAGTAAACCACATGTAATCTTTGATCCGTGTGATAACAATGCCATTGTTCATCGTAGTAAACCGCCACATAAGGGAAACCCCGCACGGTCTTAACCAATACGGGGATTTCTTCTTGTGGTAATGTTCGTTCAATCTTCCTCCACGCTTTCATGTTCTAATGCTTCTTGGTAAGTGTCGTAAAATGTTTCTTCTCCATTGTAAAAATTTGTTACGAGGTAATCAACCTGGTGGCCCATGCAAGAACAAATAGAAACTCCATTTTCAAGCGCTATGTATACATAACCAGAATGTGGGTTAAATCCAATAGCCATGATTTCTTCGTTTGGGCATTCGTTTGCATACGCCATGAAAATCTTTGAAAATCCTTTTGCTTCGCAATGTGCGATTGAGTTACTGATACCAGTGATTTCAATTGTGTTTGTCATATCCATACCACAAATGTATATTTTGTTTTCCAAATATCAAAAGGTTTTTGAAAATTTTATTTTTCTATTATCTTTGTATCAGTTACAAGCGGGGTTAGTGTAGTGGCAACACACTTGACATCCAGTTGAGAATTGGCGTTCGATTCGACCACCCCGCTCAATTTTTTTGGATAAGGTTTGCTTAATGATTGACATATTTCATTCAACCTTTTATCAAGTGGGTACAAATACTTTCTTTTTCCTTTAGAAACAAATGCAGTTGCATTAGGATCAATTGAACGCGCGCCATTGATAGATTGTTCTTTACCCATTCCGTGCAACGATTTGTTGTGTACTTTTTTACCATTAATAATAAAACCCGTTCGTGTGTTTTCGTTGCAATCCCCAACATAAACCCAATTTGTTGCTTGGTAAATAATGCCCGTATGATTTTGATCAATGTCCGCATAACTTACAACCATTTTACACAAAGGCAATTTTTTCTTTAATAATTTTAACGAAATCGCCATGGCTTTTGATGTGCTTGATTGTTTTCCATTTAATGCCATTCTAACCAATTCAACAATTTGTCCTTGTTTCAAATTATATTGTGATCCGATGTTTGGGGTTGCCCCCGTGCCATAAACAATCACACCACACCATTCATTTTTATCATTGAACACCGAATACCCAAAAGTATTTACGGGAACTGATTTGGCGTAATGAAAATTCAAACACGCATATTTAACGGCCTTGTATGATGCAATTTCCAATCTCATAATTCCCCCGCTGACACGCTAAAATACGCACCTTTGTATTTCCTATCTAACAATTCTTGAATATCAATTTCCGCCTTTTGTAATTGTTCGGGCGTTTCAAAAGTAATTTTCATTGTTGCGGGTTTGTTTTTTTCATCACCAATCAATTCATCTTCCCCAGGTTCGCCCATCATAATTGGCAAGTCCATACCCCAATCTTTTAATTCATCCGCATCCCAATCGTTTGCCAATGCATCCCAATCCCATTCACCAAATCCCACATTGTCTTTGATTAAGAATTCCCGTTCTTGTTCCTCGGTTAGGTTTTCCGCTTTAATGATGGGGATTTCTTTTAATCCAATTTCTTGAATGGCTTTCAATCTCATGTTGCCACCCAATACCATCATTTCATTGTTTACCACAATGGGGCGTATCTCCAACATTTCGGGAAAGTCCTTAATTGATTGTACTAACTTCTTAAATTTGTCATCCTTCAAAATTCTGGGATTGTTTTCATTTGCATGAATGTCCGTTGTTTTTACCCATTCTATATTCATTTGTTCATTTTTATTTGGTGTACTGTGATTAGATATTCGTTTTTTAATTTTGTTCCAAAGTGAACTTCGTGGTGGCAATCCCGACATAATCCCATAAGGTTTTCGATATTGTCTTTGCCCCCGCGTGACCTGGGGATAAGGTGGTGAACATCAATACATTGTTTCCCGCAGTTTGGCACTTCACATGGAATCCAGTCATGTTGGTCATACCCAAAATAATTCAAATATGTTTTTGTATGTTTTTGCATTGTTGATTCCCTTTTCGTATAACCTAAACGCCACCGATTCCGATACCCCCATCCGTTCGCCAATTGCTCGGAATGTGTAATGGTAATCATCGCGTAAAATCATCACAGCGTATTGCTT